TATTCCGACGAAGACCTCCTCCCTGAAAATACCGCTCCATCTTCATTGAACGTGGGCTTTGTAGGCGTCGGCGGTGGAGGCAACAAAATGGCCAATGCTTTTATTGAGCTTGGTTTCAACAAGACCCTGTTGGTTAACACCACAGGGAAAGATATCCCAAAGAATGTCGAAGAAGACCACGTTGTACTGATTCCTGATTCAGATGGTATTGGTAAGAACGTTGAATATGGCAAGGAGGTCCTATCACAAAATGGCGCTATCGTTGAAGATGCACTCCGAATTAAACTCGGAAAAGTTGATTGGCTTTTTGTTCTTGCTGGCGGCGGTGGTGGCACCGGCTCTTCTGTTACTGCTCTTCAGCCTGTCTTTGAGCGTTACTTACGTTCTGTTCAGGCTTCTGGTAAAGTCGTTTACGTAGTATCCTGGCCAACCGCACAAGAAAATCTTAACCCCACAATCGCTCGTAATGCGTTGACGCTGGCAAACGATGTCACTCCGCATCCACACATTATTCTTGATAATGAACGAGCCACACGTTTACTACGCGGCAGAATCGGCATGCTTGGCATGTACCCTGTCGCAAATACCCAGTTTGCTAAATCGTTTGCTCAAGTACTTAAACTCTCCACCGAGGATTCACCGATCCAATCTTTTGATTCGAAGGATTTGGAAACTTGCTTGAGTAATGACGGTCGCGCCTTCTTAGGTTCGACAATGATAAAAGATCCAAATACTGGAAAGCTTGGATCGGTGATTCTTCATAACTGCATGAATCGTTCTGCATGTCCTCCACCGAAAGGTAAGGCCGCAGCAGGATCGTTAGTATTGGTAGTTTCGGAAGAGATGGCATCAGACCCGAAGGTTAGTAAAAACATCGAGTCAGCGATTGCTTATGTTGGTGGAAGATGCGAGACACTTTTCTCTGGCGTTTATGTCAGAAAGAATGTGCCTGGATTGATTGCGATACTAAGTATGAATGGATTAGCAACATGAAAATTACTAAATCACAAATAAAACAAATCCTTCTCGAAGAAGTCGAATCGAATGAAAAACTTATTAACGCAATTCACAAACTTACTGCAAAAATAGAAGATTTGGACATCAGTATAGACTACCTTGCTTCTGCTTTTACCGGTGAGGATCCGATGAGTCTGGGTTCTGCTCAAAAAACTATGGGTCGATTTGCAGCACCTGCTATCAAATCTTCTCTCCCAAAAGACATTGACGAGGCACAATTAAGAAAATATATTAAGGAAGCCTTAGATGAAGCGCTGGACCCTCAAGCCCGCAGCCAGGAATAAACAATGAACACAATGATAGAAAACATCAAAGGACTCTTACCGCTTTTTGCTGTCGTAGCCGCCTTGGGCGGTTTTTATTATACGACCCAGCATCGCCTTGATCATCTTGAGGGCGAGATGGAAGATTTGTCCGCAACTGTCGCACAACTCAACGATAACATGGAACAAGTTTCCAGACAAGTAAACAAACTACAACGGAAGGCAGATCGGTGATATGCCCTTTAAATCAAAAAAACAAGAAAGATGGATGTGGGCTAATGAGCCGGAAATGGCCAAGAAGTGGTCCAAGAAATCAAAAAGAAAAAGCAAGAAAGTAAAAGAAGATCTTGACGAAGAGGCAATCAAAGAAGTCATCCGGGAAGAAATTATAGAATACCTCAAAGAACTTGAGAAGAAAAAAACATGACCAAAAGAAAAGAAACGTAGGTCACGCTTAAAAGAAAAGGAAGTTTAAAACATGGCTAGAACAAAAGCATTTATTGACACATGGCTAGAGAAATTTACATCCCGCAAGCTGTTGGTGTGGACCACCGCATCTGCGTTGGCATTCGCTGGTTATTTGACCAGCAACGATTGGGTTACCATTTCTATCGTATTCATCGGCACACAAGGTGCGGTTGATATTGTCGAGAGACTGAAGAAGGCCGGCTGATGCCCCAGATATTAATCAGACTCTTACCTTACGCTAAAGTATACTGGAAGGAAATCGCCATTGTACTTCTGGCGCTTGTGGTATTTGGAAAAATGCGTTACGATCACCGATTGATGGTTCGTATTTATGAGGAACAGTCTGCAGCCCTTCAGGAGCAAATTGATGGCTTGCATGCTATCCATGCCGAAGAGCTTCGTAAAAAAGAAGAAGCCCTCGACAACTATCGCGACACTCTCGAAGAGCTTGAGCAAAACTATTTAGAAGAGCAAGAGCGCAATCAAGATTTGATTGACGAGAAGCGAAAGAATATTGAAAAAAAGTTTTCACAAAACAAAGAAGAGTTAGCAAATGAAATCATTAACAGTTTTAATTTTGAGTATGTTTCTATGTAACACAGCAATCGCTGAAGATGCTGGTCGGTTTACATTATTAGGAGAAGGACAGTGCGCCCCATTTGAAGGCGCCCTCTTTGATGTGGTAGCCACATCGAGAATTCTAACATTAGAAGAGCAACTAACCTTAAATTGCCAAAGTCGAATGAAACTTGAACTTGGAACCTTACGAACAGAACTTCAACTTGAAATGGACAATCAACGAATCGGCTATGAGTCGCAGATTCAACAGAAAGATTTAACAATCGCCGCACAACAAAAACAAATAAGCAGCCTACAGGACACGCTGTCTAGACTTTCGTCTGACAATCGCTGGATGTGGTTTGTGGGCGGCGTAGGTGCCGGGCTTGCGGTTTCATACGGAGCCTATAAGGTGTTCAACTAATGGATAAGCCTGATCGCATCGCCGCTGTTGAGCAAGCGATATCCAAAAAATATGGAGATGAAGCTATCCAGAATCCCCGCGCAAATTGGGATGAGGAAAAGGAAAAAGAATACTTGGAGCAATCCAAAGAATTCTATCAGAAATCTTACCAGAAAGAAGAACAGCAGGAAAAAGTTGACATAAATGGTATAAAGGTTTCAAAAAAACTACTTAATAGAGAATCTCTAAGATGTTGTTCGGTCTGCGGAGCTTATCCAAAGAAATCAATGGACGATGTTTGTCTCACCAAATTTGATTGTTGCAATAAATGTTACATTCAACATGTGGACGGTAGAGAAGAAAGATGGTTAAAAGGATGGAGACCAAAATGAAAATCACAAAAGAACAACTTAAACAGATTATTAAAGAGGAAATGGAAGAATTACAACATGAGGGCCTGCTTGACAAGCTTCAAGGCGGTAAAGCTGCGCTCCAAAAGGCATATCGCGGTGTTACCGGCAGCCAACGCGCCCAAGATGCCGGCAATCTAGCCCAGGCAGAAGTAGATGTCGCTGCGGCATTAGAAAAGATTTTGACTCTTCTACAGGAACCCGGAAATCAAGCAGGCGGCCAAGTGAAAACCCTAGTTAGCAGATTGCATGATCTTGTCCATGGCCAAGTTAAGGATTCTCCCCCCGCAACCACAGATCCATCGGCCGCTCCTCCACCCGCAGGAGCAAAAGTATAATGGCAACAGTATACGAAATAGTACAAGGACTCTCACAAGCCGCAGCCAACGCATACGATGGAGCGCTTGGAGAAGATTATGAACCAGTAAAGACAGGCGCCTTACGTCGCGAAGAAGGTGATATGCTTATCGACCGTCGCGTGATGGACGGCTTTGGTGTGAAGTTTTATGGTAATATGATGTGCCTTACCTATCAATCTGAAATCCAACTTAAAGAAATTTATGGCCCCGGCTTCGAATCGGATATCGATCAACGCATGTCTGATATTGCTGGCTGGCTTAAGAAAGAATACAAACGAATCACTGGTGATTCAGTAACTCTTACTGCCGAAGGCGAGGTTGATATCTTTGCCGAGAACTCATCTCGTGTACGCTCTTGGGTGACCGCCAAAAAGCACTTTAAGGTTGGTGGTCTCGATGAGGCTATGAACGACGACAATTCCGGTAACGCCAACCCTGTCGAAAAGAGTTGGGAGACTTTCCTTAACCAAGGTGGCTGGAAAGGCAAGCGCCCAAAGAATGATTCACGCTAAAATGATTAATGAGTTTCGAACTAGACAAAAAACAAAAAGTAAAAGAGATATTAAAGTGCGGTAAGGATCCTGCCTATTTCTTAAAAACATATGCCCGTATATCCCATCCGATGCACGGGCTGATTTTATTTGACACATATGATTTTCAAGATGAGTTACTCCAAGATTTTAATGATTATCGTTTTAATGTTATTCTGAAAGCGCGCCAGCTTGGTATCTCAACGATCACAGCAGGCTATATTGTATGGCTGATGCTTTTCCACCGCGACAAGTCGATTCTTGTTATGGCAACCAAGTTTGCCACAGCAGGAAACCTTGTAAAGAAAGTAAAGGGCGTAATGCGCAACCTGCCTGAATGGATTAAGATTGCCAGTATTGATGTAGATAACCGTACATCTTTTGAGCTTTCTAATGGCTCAACCATTAAAGCCGCTTCAACCTCCGGCGATGCGGGTCGTTCAGAAGCACTGTCTTTGTTGGTTCTTGATGAGGCCGCCCACATCGAAGGTCTCGAAGAACTATGGACAGGTCTATATCCTACACTATCGACAGGTGGACGATGTATTGCGTTGTCAACACCTAATGGTGTCGGAAACTGGTTTCATAAGACTTGCACTGATGCTGAAAGCGGCACAAACAATTTTCACTTAACGACACTTCCTTGGGATGTTCACCCAGACCGCGACAAAGAATGGTACAAGAAAGAAACCAAAAACATGTCAAAGCGACAGATTGCGCAGGAGCTAGAGTGTAACTTCAATACTTCTGGTGAAACTGTTATCGATCCCGATGATATGGAATGGCTCCTATCAAATGTCTGCGAACCAAAGTATCGCACAGGCTTTGACCGCAACTTTTGGATTTGGGAAGAGTTCGACCCTACTTGTAACTATCTTATGTCTGTTGACGTATCAAGAGGCGATGGAGCCGATTTCTCAACTTTTCATATTATTAAATTAGAAACTCTAGAAATCGTGGGAGAATATCAAGGCAAGCCGACTCCCGACATGTTTGCTGTAATGTTGAATCAGGTAGGTCGAGAGTTTGGAAATGCTATGATGGTAGTTGAGAACAATAATATTGGTTATACCGTTTTGGATAAGTTGACAGAATTTGCATATCCCAATGTTTACTATTCTATTAAGTCAACTCACGAGTATGTGGAACAACACGTTGCAGAACATAGGACATCTGCAGTCGCTGGTTTTACCACCAGCATGAAAACGAGACCTCTGATCGTTGCGAAATTAGAGGAGTTTATAAGAAATAAACTAATTAAAGTATATTCTTCACGAACAGTGAATGAATTTAAGACGTTTATTTGGAGGAACGGAAGACCCCAAGCAATGAAGAGCTATAATGATGATCTAATCATGGCTTTGGCGATTGCTTGCTGGGTTAGAGATACGGCTATTCAGGCAAATGCTCGCGACTTAAATTATCAAAAAGCCTTTGTTGATGCAATCTACACAGTTAAAACTACTATGAATACACAAATAAAAGGCCAAAATGGATACAAACCCAACAATGCAACTGATATAATGTCTGAAGCAAAGTCCTATTGGGACGAATATAAATGGATTATAAAGTGAGGAATATAAATTAAATGGCACAAAGAAAAAGAAATCAGGGCCAAAACCCAGCAAACAGAGATACTGATCTATTCAAAGCTCTTACGAGATTATTCTCGGGCCCCATTATCAATTATCGTTCACAGACCGGTCGCCGAATCCGTCGCCAGCATCTGGATAAATTCTCTTCGCGCTTTAAGTCTGCGTCGGGCCAACAGTTTAAGAAAGCCCAATATAACCCGCTTGATACGATTGCTACAAATGCTATCCAAAATCAACGTCGATCCGAACGCTATGTCGATTTTGATCAGATGGAATACATGCCAGAGATTGCCTCTACCATGGACATCTATGCAGACGAGATGACAACTTATTCTGACCTTCGTCCGATGCTTAATGTAAAGTCTGGTAACGAAGAAATCAAAGCAGTCTTAACCACTCTTTACGATCAGATCCTTAATATTCAATACAATCTCTTTGGTTGGTCGCGTACAATGTGCAAGTATGGTGACTTCTTTTTGTATTTGGACATTGACGATAACTTTGGTGTTAAATCCGTCATCGCGCTCCCTCCTATGGAAATCGAAAGATTAGAAGGACAAGACTCAACAAACCCAAATTATATCCAATACCAGTGGAACTCTGCCGGCATGACTTTTGAAAATTGGCAGGTCGCCCACTTCCGCATCCTTGGTAATGATAAATACGCCCCCTATGGAACTTCCATCCTTGAACCTGCCCGTCGTATTTGGCGTCAGCTTACTCTCATGGAAGATGCCATGATGGCCTATCGCGTGATTCGTTCTTCCGAACGTCGCGTATTTAAAATCGACGTTGGCGCTGTTCCACCAAACGAAGTCGAACAATTTATGCAAAAGACAGTATCGCAACTGAAGCGCCATTCTGTGGTAGATGCCAAGACCGGCCGCATTGATCTGCGTTACAACCCTATGGCCGTTGAGGAAGATTACTTTATTCCGGTCCGAGCAGGTTCTGTAACAGATATCCAGAATCTTGCTGGAGGACAAAACACTACACAAATCGATGATATTAAGTATTTGCGCGATAAGTTGTTTTCTGCACTTAAAATTCCCCAAGCGTATCTAGCAATGGGTGAAGGCGCCGCAGAAGACAAGACAACCTTAGCTCAAAAGGATATCCGTTTTGCGCGCACTGTCCAAAGACTTCAACGAGTTATTATTGCAGAACTAGAGAAGATTGGAATCATCCATCTTTATACTCTTGGGTTCCGCGGCGATGATCTGTTGAGTTTTAAGTTAGCTCTGAACAATCCATCGAAAATTGCAGAGCTTCAAGAGCTTGAGCATTGGAAACAAAAGTTTGATATAGCAGGCTCTGCGACAGAAGGTTACTTCTCACGTCGTTGGGTCGCAGAACACATCTTTGGTATGTCTAATGAAGAATTCATTCGGAATCAGCGCGAGATGTACTATGATCGCACTCATGATGCGGAGCTTCAACAGGTGGCAGAAACTGCCGCCGCAGCCGGCGCCGGCGGTCTTGGCGGTGGTCTTGGCGGTGACCTAGGCGGAGGCCTTGGTGGCGATCTAGGTGGAGATCTTGGCGGCGATCTAGGAGGGGCCCCTGAAGGAGACCTTGGGGGAGGCCCAGAAGAAATGCCAGCTGGTGAAGCGGCCGCAGGCGACGAAGCCGCAGAATCCGCCCTATTGGCCGTTCCTCCTGGCTCGCGTGATGTCCGCACTTATAAGGGAGGCGCAAAGTACCGGCCTGTTAAGACAGACGCTCGCCCTGCCGGAGCTAGAAGTCGTTCTTTTGCTGCAGCAGGCAACAGAGAGAAGAGTAGTTCAACGCCTCGAAATACATTCCCTGGTAAGACTGATATGGACACTCTGACAGGAATGCACGGTTTAGCAAGTCTTTATGAACAAGATCAATCTATTTATAAGTTGAAAGAGGATGAAGAAGAGAGCAAATTGTTTGAACTCAATGATTCTATTCGGTCTTTGATCGAAGGTCTCGAAGAAAAAGAAATACTAACGGAGCAACAGGATGAAAATAAAACACAACAAAAAGCGTAATACAGCATTCGTATTTGAAGCCTTAATACGTGAAGCGACCGTGGCAATTATAAAAGAAAGCCACGAGACTAAAGAAAAAGTTGTTGCAATTATTAAAAAGCATTTTGTCCCAGGATCTGTACTATACAAAGATCTGCAGAATTATCGATCTCTATATGAGAATCAGAATCTCCCAAGAGAGATAGCAGAGAAGATTGTAAAGGAAGCAAAGTTAGCCAGTCGCCTGTTGGACACAGAAGGTTTGTTTTTGAGCCAAAGTGACCTTATTGCAGATGTCAACAAAGAGTTGACCCCGGCTGTGTTTAATAATTTTGTTCCCAATTATAAGACGCTAGCATCTATAGCACAGATGTTTTCTGATAAGCCGTCACCAAAGAATACTATTATTCTTGAGAACAGCATTATTGAGAACATGATGTTATCGGAAAACAAACAAGAGACAATGGAGCCTATCGACAATATTATTATGACATCTTTTGTTAAGAGATTTAACGAGAAATACAAGGATGACTTATTAGAAAACCAAAAGACTCTCTTGAATCACTATATTACTTCCTTTGTCGATAATGGTGTTCAACTTAAAACATTCTTAAATACAGAAATTGCATCCTTGAGAGAAACGCTTGTTGCGTCTTTAGCTAACGATATTATTAGCGCCGATGAAGAGTTGTCGGAAAAGACAAGTAGGGTGATCGAGAAGTTGGATAGTTATCGCACCAGCGGAATTGAAGAGAATATTGTGTTCTCTATATTGAAAACACAATCACTCGTAGAGGAGATTATTAGCGATGGCAATTAAGATCACGATCAAGAAGGGGGATACATCTTCTGTGGTCACACTAGAGATGAACGTCCGCAAAGCTCTTAACGGCGATCTAATGATTTTTGATCACGGGGATATCGATATTGTTCTATCTCCTACTACAAACAAGGTTCTTGCTTTTCCAAAGGAATCTTTAAACGATTTAGTATACGGCGCTCAAAACCGATTGTTCACGTTTTTATATAAGCGCGGCGTTGTTCTTCCGGAATCTATCCAAGCCGGCGCCTTCTTCGGTGCTTTGGTGGCAGATCTCCAGACTCCTTTTAAGGAAGGGATTGAGTCTGCTCAAATGGCCCTTGTAAATATCTCTAGCTTTATTGATGAAGAGCGACCATACTTTGAGTCCACCGAGGCAATCATTGCTATGGACGATGAAGCGCTGGTCCATCCGGATAAAACTGACTCTACAGAGCTTGGCGAAGTACCGCAGAGAGATGAACAAGGATCCATTCGACCTGGATATATAAGAAATCCATACGCCTTGAATTATCTATACACAGTTTAGGAGAATGAATGGAGCTTTTAACTTTTATTTTGGCAGCCTATGGGCTCACACAAATTTTAGTATTCAGTGATCACCCTGTTCTTAAAAAATTAAGACCAGCAAAAGATTCACTACGAGGATATGGAAAGTTATTTAACTGCCCAATGTGCATGGGATTTCATGTTGGTTGGTTTTTAATGCTACTTTCTCCATACACTGAACTATTTAATTTTGACGTTAGTGTCGCTAATTTCTTTCTACTCGGTTGGTTATCGTCTGGAACATCTTATGTTTTGAACATGGTCTTCGGAGATACAGGAATTCAACACTCACCTAAAATGGAGATTTCAAATGAACAACACATGGACTAGGAAGTGGATGCTTCAGCCAGTGAGGCTTTGCAAGTCAGGCTGCTAACTCGTGCCGGTGGCGCCGGCGATTTAAAAAGGAATAACAAAGATGAAGATTAAAAAACAATATCTTAATGAAATCATTCAACACGAACTTAATGAAGTGCTGCAGGAAAATTTCCTTGCTAGCCTGTGGAATAAGGTTGCAGCCCCAGTTAATCAGTGGGCCCAAAGAGCAGCCAGTCGTTCTAAGGGAGATGTTGAGACATTTATGAAAGACATGTCCAAAGTATCTTCCGGCGGAACTGTTGCTGAAAAAACGGCTGAATTCATTGAACAGAAGAAAGAGAGCGATTGGAAACTTGATTCCATGCTCGACGGCCGCCCACTGTGGGACTACCTCTCCCAGACAGCAAAATGGAGACCGACCGGCGAACAACGTTTCGCTTCATGGCCTTTTGGTGTGGCTGGTATGTTAAGTACCGAGGAAAGACAGGACGCCCCTACATGGGCGGGCACAGTGGGATCCACAACTGATCCAGATAATCCTCTTATTGATGTTACAGAGTGGTTTTCGCTTGGTGTTAAGGGAGATATCACTGATGTATTACTTAGATGTATGGAAGCTCTGTCGGCCATGAATGCTATTCAGTTAGCTATTCAAATGCGCGGAGAAAATGCACCAGCAACACCTTCTGAATATGAAGCTCTAGGGTTGATTAGTCGGTATCTAATGGAAGACACTAAGGATAAGCTGGAGCACGCGGCCGAAGATTGGAGTTTATATTTCAACACAACAGCGACCGCTAACTCATACCTTGCCCAAGGCGACTACGGTGGAGTAACGAATATTGATCAACTTAAAGACTACACAGGCTCCAACGAAGATCTCATTGCTTCCAAAGAAAGGTTGAATAAACTTGAGGCTTTTAATAGTCAAATCAGTGACCAGGACAGACAAAAACTCATGCGTATTTTTAATATGACTGAGGGCGTACTTAATCGCGTTATACAGAGAGTAAATGCACTTCGTGTAGATTTGGCAAATCGCGGCCAAACTGATCGAATTCAAGGCGCAACTGGATTTAATCCTGAACGCCAAGCAAGTCTTGATGCCCGAGAAGCAGAACAAGCTTTAGCGGCAACCCAAGGAGGCCTCACAAAAGAAGCGTTGCGCTATGTTATTGAAGAAGAATTTCAAGCAGTTTTAAATGAAATGAAGGGTTAAAAGATGAGTAAAGTACTTTTACGAGAATACTATGAACTATGTGAAGGCGGCGTCTGTCAAGATCTTCTTACCGAAGAGGAAAAGAGATTTGTAACAGACGGCGGAATGATCTTGTCGGGCATCATGCAGATGGCCGAAACGGTTAATGGTAATGGTCGCATTTACCCCTCGTCGGTTTTAATGAAGGAAGTAAAAAACTATCAAAAGCTTGTAAAAGAACGTCGAGCACTCGGTGAGCTTGATCACCCTGATGACTCCGTAATCAACCTCAAAAATGCCTCTCACATTGTGACATCTTGTTGGATGGAAGAAAACAAAGTGATGGGAAAGATTAAAGTTCTCGATACTCCTTCTGGTAAGATTCTACGCTCTCTTGTTGAGGGTGGTTGTGCTATCGGCATTTCATCACGCGGCATGGGGTCGGTTACAGAAAACAACGGACAGACTATCGTAGAAGATGATTTTCAATTGATCTGTTTCGATGTGGTGTCTGAACCTTCGACACCAGGCGCTTTTATGATGAAAGAAGCTAAGGATTATAAGAATGAAGTATTCACCAAGTCTGACCGCATTTATCGTTTATTGAATGAGGTCTTGGACGATGAACGGTAAGACTAAAGATTTCCAAGATGCATGGCAAGAGTTTTTAACTGAAGCTTTCGGCTTCGGCCAGTCTGCTGCTTCAAAAAGAAAGGCCCAGCGAGGCCCCGTGAATCTCAAAAATATTGGGGTTGCTGACGCAGAAGCGGAAGGGCCGCAATTTGAAGAAGGAGAGTTCCCGGCCCACGGCCTTCGCATGATCTTGCACTTTATGACCGAGATAGGTCTAGACGACCCAGCCCGACGAACGAAGATTCTTGAAGAACTTGAAGAGATGTTAGCGGAGCAGAAGCTTACTATCAAGGAAGAGTTTGTGCCCGACACCGAAGCAAGCAGTATGAAGCTTCAAGCCGCCCGACTTGGCGATAGAAACCGCGCATCATTTATCTGGGATGAGGTGAAGTTTCCCGAACTCTCGAAGTTCTTATTCCAACTTCACGGAAGCCAATACGACAATTACGTAAAGCTTATGGAGCTTTTCATCACAGCCGGCTTCTCAATAAAGAGTGTCAATGCCGTAGATTATACATTAAACCGGATGCAACAGCATGCCCCTGGTCCCCCCAAGCCACGACCAGCACAAGAGCCATCGCCAAAACCACAACCAGCACAAGAACCATCACCAGAAGAAGCTCCAGGAGATGACGAAACCCAAAATATTCCGGGTAGAGGTACCGATGAGGAAGAACATGATATACAAAGCCCCGAGAAAAGTCTCTCAGACAGAGCTAAAGATGTTCTCGGCGGCCTCGCCGATTTGGGTTCTTTGGCTAGCTTCTTTCCAGGTCCCGGCCAGATTATTGGAGGTGGAGCTACCGCCGCTTCGCTTATTAACAATCTGACTTATGATCCCCCAAAATACGCATGGGCATTAGTAGATGTAGTTGCTTTAAGTTTGTCTGCTATCCCTGGCGGCGCTGCGATGGCCAAGTCTCCTAAAATAATCAAGTTGTTTGGGCAGGCAAAAAAGGTCTCACAAGTGGCAAAAGCCGCTACCGGCGTGAAAACAATCAAACAAGAACTCGAAGACGGCCTCGGCCCTGATTTATATGGGGAATTAGTAAAGAAACTTCTTACTGTTAACGATGATGGTCAGCTTGTTGTAAAAACCCAAATGAAGGAAATCGGGAAGAAACTCCAAAAATACACCGGCAATAACGAAAAGATTATGACAACATACCGGAAGTTTGAGACCGCGGTTAATGAGCTTATAGAAGAAGAGAGAGAGGCCAATCCGGGCCTCCTCGCCGCAATCTCTAAGGCAAATGTTGAAACACAACGCTCGAACGTCCCGGCTGCCGGCTCAGGTATACCTAACTTTTACGGCGAAGGTTTAATTAAAGAATCAACTATTTATAGATGGCAAAAATTAGCTGGTATCAAAAGAGAGTAAAATGAAAAAAACAGAATTAAAACAACTTATTAAGCCTTTAGTAAAAGAATGCATCCATGAAGTCCTTATCGAAGAAGGTCTTTTATCAAATGTGGTTGCAGAGGTTGCTAAAGGAATGCAAGGAAATCTGGTAGTAGAAAGGGCTGAAAAGAAAAAAGAGAACCTATATACAGAAGACTTGCAAATGAAGCGTAAGTCTGCAGAAACTAAAGAAAAATTAGATATACACAGAAAGAAGATGATGGAGTCAATGGGAAAAGGCGCCTACAACGGAGTAAATCTCTTTGAAGGCACAGATCCTATGAGTTACAGAGAGTCTCAATCAGGTCAAGCAGACTTGGGCGACCCTACTGATTCTGGTGTTGACATCTCTTCTTTGGTGGGCGACGCTTCAAAAATCTGGCAAGCGATCAAGTAGGATAAAATGAAAAAAGCCAATGTTGTTGTCCATGCGCGAGAATGTCGCGGTAACCCAGAGAAGATGATTCGCAAATTCATCAAGAAGACTAAAAGAGCCCGGATAGTCGAAGAAGTAAAAGACCGCAGATTTTATAAAAAACCTTCTGTAAAGAAGAAAGAAAAGCAAATCCGCGCCGAAAGACAGCGCCAACGCGATGAAAGAAAAAAACAAAGAGCGCTCGAAAGACGCAGAAGAAGAAATTATTGACTATTTATAGTTAGTAAATAAAATTGGAGGTTTTATATTATGGCTGTATCATGGAAAATGGACGTTGGAATTAACAACGTTCCAGCTTATCAAGTAAGCGGTCGTCCGTTCGTAACCGGCGCTCTTGACGCCACATACGCAATCGGACTTAATTTTCCCTATGTAACTCGCTGGGTTCAGGTGTCTAATCACGGAGCTAATGCTGTTAAAATTGGTTTTTCTGAAAATGGAGTATCGGGATCGAATTACGTACGTCTTCGAGGTACCTCGGAATCGCCAAAAACTGCACCATCAACCGTCAGGTTAGAGTTGAAGGTGTCTGAACTTTGGTTATGGGGTTCTAACAGTGTTGACGTTGTGGCTGGTTTAACTACCATTCCCCCTGATCGTACTTCGATGGGTACCGGTCTTCCTAGCTGGTCAGGTTCTTCAGGAGTAGGTTAACAATGGCTAAGTTTAACTGGGCGTACATAACTCCTGATGATATCGGCTCAGGCTTTGGTCCGACCGGTTCCGTGCAGTTTATGTCGGGCAACGGCGATACAACTGGTTCCTATAAGTTTTTCTACCACAGTGGTGCGACCGGCGATTTAGCTGCTAGTACCCTGGTGTTGACTGGTACGTTGATTGTGACAGGTACGATTAGTGCTAGTCATTTTCATATAGAAGATGTAACTAAGATTGATTCTACCGGCTCTACAACATTCGGTAATACCAACGATGATAAACATATTCGTACCGGAAGTATGTATGTCGGCCGACAGGCACCCAGTACTAAAAATCCCTTGTTTGAGGTCAATGTAGGGACTCGCCAAATCGTCTTCAGTGGTTCTGGTCATCGGGCAAATTATGATAAAGTTTCTGCAGCTTCTTATACCACAACAGCTACGAGTCATATCTTGGGAGTCTCCAAGACGGGTAATGTGGTGATAAGTCTTCATAGCGGATCCGCAGGGGGAGTTGGCCAAGTTTTGGTGATTAAAGATGAACTTAGCTCAAGAAGTGGTGTTATTACTATTTCGGCGTCTGTTCCAGCCGGCAACTTTAGCATCGAGTCCAATGGTTATTATGAATTATCTGGCACAATGCCCGCGGTCAACTTATATACGGATGGAACGAACTGGTTTGTATATTAATACTACCTATGTATATAAGGGGAGTACAAGCAAGTGGGTTATAACGCATTATCAGGAACAATTTCCGTTCAATCAGGCGATCTTAGCCTAGAACAAATAACCGCCACCACGGTTTCTGGTAATCTTCTTTATGGTAATGGTGCCCAACTAAGTGAAATCCCGCGAATCGTAGCAAACGCGTCCGCGGATAATTTACTCACTGTTGGCTCAAATGCGAACAGCATGGTAGGTGAACCAAACCTCACCTTCAACGGCTCTGTCTTAAATCTGAATGGAGCGCTAACTGCTAGTACGGGTGTATCGGCTTCGGTGTTCTATGGCGATGGTAGTCAGTTAACAGGCATCTCTGCAGGAGGCGGCAATGCCAATGCTCAAGGTCCGACTTACTCAGTTCAGTTTAACACGGGCTCCGGCGGCATTAGCGGATCAGCAGGCCTGCTATATTCCGGCAGCACCTTGACCGTAACAGGTACCATGAACATGAGCGGGACCATTAATCTAGATGGAGATCTCCTTCCAACCGTAGCAAACCTGCATGACTTGGGTAGTTCAGCTAAGCCATGGCGAGACTTATATATTTCAGGAAGCTCGATTCACTTTGGGAACGAAGTACTCAGTGTCGCCGATAACAATCTTCGTTTTGGTTCTGGTAGTACTACGAAGGGCCTTGATATCGGATTTATGAACTTTAAGAACAACGGAATCTGGATGGATCCAGGCCGCTTGTTTAAGTTGCGCGCCTACCAGATTCAGATGTTCGGAGGTATCGGATATGTTAGAAGAGTTGTTGCGGATGATTATACGATTGGGACACAAGATTATTTGATCGGAATCCAATCTAATGACCTTACTGCATCCGCTACTTTAACGCTGCCGGCTGCAAGTTCTTTGCTTAATGGTCAAACTTACTTGATAAAAGACGAAGGGGGAGCCCTGAATACACACAATGTCACGATTACGACTACGGGATCTGATACTATTGATGGTCAAAATTCAATAGTTTTGGAATCACCTTACTCATCTATTCAGGTTTATTGCAACGGCTCCAATAAATACTTCATTGCTTAATAAAAAAGGCCCTCGATAGCACTAATTAAGAGCGGCACATCCTTGTCTCTATAGGCTTGGTGTGTCACACTTATACCAAAAATAACTTAATATGGAGGGTTTATTTAATGGCTTATAAATTTCAATTAGGCGCCGCCACAATGTCGGGTTCTCTCAAGCAAGAGGGTAGCATTGATATTGAGGATTCTGGTGTCCTTAAAGTTCAAGGTTCAACCGTTGTCGATGCGTCTCGCAACTTGTCCGGTGTTTCCTTGTCTGGTTCTAACACACTACAAGTGGGTGGAACCGTCCGTTTGGACGGTGTAGCTGATGCTACCGCTGATGTGGCTGCTGATAGCTTTTACTTTTTAGATGGTGACAACCTTATGAAAAGAGAACGCATGAGTGACTACGCTAGCACAATCGCTGGTACCGGTCTTAAGGCCGACGCTGGTGTTCTTGAGGTCCGCGTTTCTGGTTCGATTATTCGCGCGAGCGACAAACTTGGTATTACTGGCTCTATCGCTGGTAGCGGTCTCGGTTATGATGGTGGAGTTAACTCCATCAACGCGTTGAGCGTTAACGTTGATGATACCGGTATCGAGATTTCATCCGACTCACTTCGCTTGAAGGATAACGGTGTTACTCTCGCCAAGATGGCTGGACTTGCCCGCGGTAAGTTCATCGTCGGTGATTCCTCTGGTGACCCATCTGCTTTGGCACTTGGTTCTGATGCTCAGATGCTCATCTCCGATGGTTCTGATCTTGCCTACGTTTCTCTTAGTGGAGATGTTAGCATTTCGAATACTGGTGCAGTGACTATCGCTAACGACGCTGTTGAAAGCGGAATGCTTAACGACAACGTGATCTCTGGTCAAACTGAATTGGCTGCTGACGGCCTCGCCGCGGCTGATGAATTGATGATCAGCGATGGTGGTACCTTGAAGAAGATTGGTGTTGACACTCTCTTCACAGATGGTCCAGGCCTTCTTTCTGCTGCAACTATCGCTGTCGGTTCTGACCATTTCGTGTTCCTCGATGGTGGTGCAACTGGCGACGCTAAGACCGAATCTATTGCCGACCTTGTGGATGGCATTGCTGGCACTACTAGTGCTACTGGTCTTGATGCGTCTTCTGGTGTCTTGTCTATCGATATCGACGACTTGAGTGCTGAAACAATCGCTTCTGGTGATGCTATCATGTTCAACGACGATGGCGATAATGGGCTTCACAAAGTCACTTTCGACAACATGGTCACCAAAGCGCTGCCACTTCTTACAGAAGCAGCTATCACTGTTGCTGACGACTATGTGGTCTTCCTCGATGGTGGTGCATCGGGCGATGGTAAGAAAGAAAAGTGGGCTGACATCGTAGCTGCTATCGCAGGTGGTGGTCTTACTGCTACTAACGGTGTTCTTTCGACTGATGCTGCAAGTGCTGCCGCAATCGGTGACACAAACAGCATGCTTTCTGAAGGTATGAACTTCGGTTCTAACACCTTTACTGCTGACCGTACTTGGACACTTCCAGGTTCACCTACTGTGGGCGACGTTGTTCACGTTAAGGCTCCAGGTAACCTCGGTGGTTATGATCTTACCGTTCAACGTAGTGGTTCTACTAGCCACACCATTGATGGTCAAACTAGCATTGAGCTTGAATCAAACGGCGCTGCAGTGTCTTTGATGTACGTTGCTGCTAACAACTGGGTGATCTTCTAGGATATATTTTATATCGTTCGAAGATTTCTCTTCTTTCCTGGGCGCCCCTCTTTATGGGGGGCGTCCTTTTTTTTTGTACTACTTATATAAGTGAGGCTACAATGACAACTTTAGATTTACACGGTATGTACCACGATACGGTCGAACGACGGGTAGAAAACTTTATTTTGATGAACGATACTCCCCTTAAGATAATAACAGGGAATTCTCATCGAATGAAGGAGCTTGTTTTTCAGATCCTCGAAAGACATGATTTTCGATACTATCCAGAGAATTATGCTAATTTCGGCGCCTTTGTGGTAATAAACAAATAATTTCAATCTATTTATAGCAAGAGGAAACATGTATGGCTTATAATACCCTAAAAGGAAAGGTTAACTTTTCAAACTCCACCACCGGCTCAATCGAGAGTATGGTTGATAATTACAGCGCGCAAACCATTGCAGGGGTAAAGACGTTCTCTAGCACTGTTTCAGCCAGCGCATTTTATGATACTACGGCAGGCGCCACTCTTGGTGCGAGTGCCCTTACTGCAATTAGCGGCGATGGCGCCCGGCGAGTTTTGGTTTCTGATGGTGATGGCACTGCAACAGCCTACAGTAGTCTGATCTACAATGGCACCACTCTGACTGCTTCTGCTTTTTCAGGTTCAGCAGCATCTTTGAAAAATATCCCTCTTGAACCATACAAAGTTAGTGGAGAACTGTCAGCTTCAAATATTTTCTTTGGAGATGGTCTACAAAACTCTAGTAATAAATTGGCAGCCAAAGGAGGCAATAGTATTACTGTAGGAGCTAGTGGTATCGCAGTAGACCTGGCCACGACTGGGGGGCTTGCACATGACGCTGGCAAGCTTAAAGTAAGTCCAAATGATGCAACCACCAAGGGTTCTATAAGTAATAATGATATATTTCTGATTGCTGACTCTGACGCATCTAATGCCACTAAAAAAGCAACCGCGACAGTTTTAGGCACATATATGCAGAGTACATTGACGTTTGCGTCTCCCGGAGGCTCTAATGGCCAAATTCAATATAAGAATGGTAGTTCTTTCGCAGCTAGTTCAAATCTAACATTCGATACCAATACGTTGACCACAGTCAATGTAAGTGCTTCTGGTCACGTCTCTTCAAGTTTGTTCGTAGGTAATGGTTCGGGCCTCACTAATGTGCCGGCTGGAACACCCTCCGGCGTTGACACAAACATTCAGTTTAACAGTGGTTCAACTTTCAGCGGAAGCAATAATCTTAATTTTAATTATTCAGCCGGCACCAACGTATTACAAATTATTGGCGACTTGAGTGCTTCTAATGATTTGGCTATTGGCCGAGATGCAACGTTCGGCAGAAATGTTTCAGTCACAGGCTCTATAGCAGTGATTGGTCAAATTTCTTCTTCCGGTCACGTATCTGGTACGGCATTTTATGGGCGCGGAGACACTCTTGATACTGCGCCTATTAACAATTATACCAACACTCGCCTGGTTTTTTGTGGTTCTGACACTAACACCTTGGACACGTTCAATAATCTGACATGGGCTAACCCTGTTCTAACTGTGCCAGGGAAAGTTTCATCACAACAGCTCTCTGCTTCTTTAGGCGTTACCGGCTCATCCTTACATACTTTGGATACTGTCATTAATACTACTCACGTTTCCAGTTCTCTGAATATTTCCGGCGCCGCTTTCTACGCGAACGGAGTTTTAGTGACTGGTGGCGGTATTTCGTGGGATGGCTCTACTGCTAATGGTGTTGCGACATTTAAAAACGGTACCGAGGCAACTGTAGAATCTAATCTAACGTTTGATGGCTCAACGCTTACGGTAACAGGAGATTCAACAATAGATAAGAACCACTCCGATACTGCCGACGCAACAATAACCGGCTTACAAGTAGATTTCGATAAGACAGGCGCCTCCACTGGCGACAATACCATGTATGGTATCCAGCTTGATATGGACAACACCACGGCCACCAACGGCACTAACTACATGTATGGTTTACATGTCACGCCGACGCTTACACACGCTGCCAACGCTGGCTCCACTTTTGTATATGGCGCGCTTATTAATGCGCAAGGCGGAACAAACGGTACCAGCCTCGTCCAAGGTGCAAGGATCGAAGCAGGTGGCGGCGATATCAACTATGGACTCCAGCTTGACGTTGAGGATGGCGGCGTTGATCTTAGGATTGAGAGTTCGGCCGATAGTGGCGATTATTTCCAGATTCAAACCACCACCCACGGTGCGACCACAATCACAACAAATGATGATGACGCTACTGCGGCCGATCTTACATTTAACGTTGACGGTGACATTACTTTAGACCCCGCAGGGGGCGCTGTCAATATTGATGGCAGCCTTTCAGCTTCCAGCACATTACATGCCAATGCTGCCGCTACTTTTGGTTCCACCCTCAAAACAACAGGATCTATTGTTAGTTTTGGTGGAATGCGTGTGAGCGGAAGTTCTTATTCATATACGCTCCGCGATGATAATAAAAACGATTTATTTAAGGCTGAACTTAATAGTGGTCACGGCCGCGTTCGTGTCCGCGATTCTGGAAACACAGTTCGCGTACAACTCGACGGATCCGGTGGGGTGGTATCGGGATCAGGTACAGCAACCTTTGGTGCTCTAACCACCGATGGAAAAGTGACAGCCGGCTCGGTTGATGTCACGGGCGAGGTTTCTAGTTCGGGCGAAGCAACATTTGCGGGCCTAGATGTTTTCTTTGACGGAAGCAAAGTAGCTTACGTTAGTGGTTCGGGAGACATTTCTGGTTCAAGTATTTATAGTTCTGCTTTGAATGTTAACGGGACTGCAAAGATCACCGGTTCTTTGGAAATTACTGGGTCTTCCAACACCTTATTAACTATACATGCCAAAGATAGTGACGCTATTAGAGAAATTGTTTTTGCAAAAGATGGTACCGCACAATCGGCTATCCAACTCAATTCTAACGAGCATCTGATTTTTGAGAATGAAAGCACCAAAGATATTATCCTAAAGACAAATAACCAAAATACTATTCGTCTTTACGGAGCTAATCAGCGGGTGGCTGTTAATAAGGCTGGAGTCTCTCCTGCGGCCAATTTAGATGTTACTGGTGATGCTATAGTATCTGCGTCGTCTGGTGTAGCGATAACTAGTTATCACAACCCTACCGATTTAGCAAACGATACGGGCGGTGGTGAAGTTGTCATGTTTGGTGGAGGAACTTTAACCGCGGGTAAACTATATTACCTCCACACAGACGGGAACTGGACCGAAGTCGACGCTGATGCCGTTGCAACCGGCGCTGACCAGATGCTTGGTATTGCTTTAGGTAGCGATCCCGCTGACGATGGTGTGTTGATTAGAGGCTATTTTGATGCCCACACTTATCTATCTAACTTCTCAGCCGGTAAAGCGGTTTATGTGAGCACTACGGCTGCTTCGATGGATACAACAGCACCCGCTGGTTCAGGTGATTTTGTAAGAATAGTGGGCTACTGCACAACCACAGCAAATGTAATCTATTTTAATCCCAGTTCTGAATGGATTGAACTAGACTAAAACGGATAGTAATATGGCTGATATTGAAAAGATCAATAATGTAGAAGATGATGACATAGCGAAGATCAGCGGTGTCGCGGTTGCAAATGTCTCTAAATATATGGGAGCAACGTATGATGGTGGAGGGGGTGATACCCAGGCCACCCGGTGGCTTGTGGGCGCTAGCGGTGGAAGAATTTATGCAAACGATAGTGCTGGAGGTTCTTTTCATTCTGGCTCTGCATCTGGCGCCCTTGGCCTCGTCGTTGATCACGGCAGCATGAATTTTTACAATATGGCTTACGGATTAGATGGTGTTAGTCAACCTCGATGGATCGCTCACTCTGATAATGTGACTAATGATCTTTATTACATCTCCGCCTCTCAAGACCTTACCAACAACTTGCTGTGGACTAGTGTAAATGTCAGTCCAAACGGCAAGACCGCAAAGCGCGGTGGTCCTGGTTTGCGATACGGAAACGGCAACTGGTTTGCTGTTGGTGGAGGGCGCTCCTCCGGTGCTAATCGCCTCGTGATGATGTCTTCATCAGATGGAGGAGGTGCGTGGCAAGAAGTTAACCTCCCTGAATTTATCGGCACTTCGAATACTGGATATGCGGTATATCACGTCTCGGCTAATAATTGGAAATCTCCTTTGGGAGTAGGTCGCTTTTATAGTTCTTCAAATGCTATAACGTGGGGTCAGGCCGCCGGTGTTATTTCTGGATATGAAGTTTATTGTTTAGGATATAATGCCGACCAAGGCGCTGCAGGTCGGTGGATAATGGGCACTAATAGTGGCAAGATCTATTATAGTGATGATAATTTTGCCACTGACCCGGTGGCAGCCATTAGTCCATTTGGCACCAGTAATGTTTGGGGTGTCATTTATGCCGCCGGCACAATAAACAAGTGGATTGCGATAGCGTCTAATGGAAAGATAGCACACAGTACCCTAGGATCCTCATTTACCTCTTCCACGTTACCGGATCCAATCGGAAATTCTCACCACATGCGCGCAATTGCTTCTGATAATACCATAGCTGTGGTGGTGGGCGCTACAAATGGCGGTAACAATTGTCTTCTATCAAGCTCCAATGGAGTAAATTGGACATACATAAGTTCCTCTGCTTTGGGTAATGTGAACTTTGAGTCTATCGCATGTAATGTTTTGGGCGCTCCTTCTAGCTAACGCTCCCAATAAGCATTTTACAAAAAAGGGTGTTTTGATACATAAAACACTATTTATTTTGAACGACTATCTTTCCAGGAGACAACTGTATGTCCAATTTGCTTAAAGAGGCTATCGTAGATGCCAAGGCTTTGAAAGAAGCTGCACTTAAAAACGCAGAAGCTGCCATTATTGACAAGTATTCTGACGAAGTAAAACAAACTATTGAGAGCTTGCTTGAGCAGGATGAGCTTGGCGCCGTCCAAACTGATTTCGGCGGAGAAGCTTTTGGAGAAGACCCAATGGCCACCGACCCAATGGGCGAAGAAGCTCCCCCTGAATACAAAGAGGTGACGGAGGACGAAATTCCTCTTGCTGCAACCGACAACCTTGCAGACGAAGAGGGTAAGAATTTAGAGTCTTTCCTCGAAGAAGGGGAAGAAGTAGAATTTAACGTAAACCTAGGCGCCTTGCAAGAAGCCATTCAAGAGCTTAAGCAAGAAGCAACCGTTGACGAAGAAATTGAAATCTCTGAAGAAGATTTAGCAGAGTTACTTTCCAGCGATGACGAAGTTATCGAAGAGGACGAAGAATTTGATGTGGAAAACCCCGCACAAACTACCGAGGAAGCTGATGAAGCCGCCCTCGCCACTATGGAAGAAGACCAAGAAGTCTCTGACGAACTCCTCGACGCCGTTATGGAACGCTTAACTGTTGACATGGCCGCTGAACTATCCGGCTGGGCCGGCCGGAGTGCCGAAAGCGTTAAGTGGGAAATGGAAAAGGGTCTTGCTGCTCGCCGCAGTACAGACGCAATGGAAGAATTAGAGCCTCTTAAGAAGGCTCAAGAAGAGTTAACTTTTGAAAACAAACAACTCAAGCAACAAGTTTTACAATATAAGCAAGCCATGGGCGAATTGAAAGAGACATTAGTCGAAACCAATTTGTCAAATGGCCGTTTACTATACACGAACCGTGTGCTTAGAAATACCTCCTTGAATGAGCGACAAAAAGAAAAGATTGTCGAAGCGATTTCTAATGCTGGTTCCGTCACAGAAGCAAAGACAATATACGATACGCTTCAAAGCACAGTGCAGGCTGCGCCAAAACGTAGTCCACAATCGCTGAGCGAGGCCATCACCCGTCGTTCTTCTGTAATCCGTGCTACTCGTCAAGAGAGCACTGCAGCCGATCCTCATTTGGACCGGATGCAAAAACTAGCAGGCATTAAGTAACGTTAATGTCAAATATACAATTAAGGAGGTATTAAAAAATGGCTAGTATTATCGAAAGGTTGACCGAAGGTGTTGTCAACCGTGATATGCGCGCCGAAGGTCACGCTTTGTTATCAAAGTGGGAGCGCACAGGTCTTCTAGAAGGACTTGACAATGACCGTGAGAAGCAAGGAATGGCACGTCTTCTTGAGAACCAGGCCAAGGAATTGCTTCGCGAATCTAGCTCAATGAGCGCGGGTGATGTTGAAGGCTTTGCTGCCGTCGCATTCCCCATCGTTCGTCGTGTTTTCGCAGGTTTGATCGCAAACGAATTGGTTTCCGTTCAGCCAATGAGTCTACCTAGTGGTCTCATTTTCTTCCTGGATTTCGTGTTCTCACCAAATCTTGGTGCATCAGACACAATGGTTAGCCGTCTAGGTAACGAAGCTGATAAGTCCATCTATGGTACTGATCAGGTTGGTTCACAAATTACTGGCGGTGTTGACCTTGTGGGTGCAACCCTTAAGGAAGACTTCGGTGGTCCCCGCACAGTTGGCGCCCGTGGTTATGCTTACGCATCTCCAACTGGTTCTTCAGCCGTAACCGCTTCCAGTATTTCAGTAAGTGGCTTCGGTTTGACTGGTTCAAGCGTAGCAGAGAAGAAGAGCATTGTTTTCGATCCAGATTTGCTCGCTCTTAGTTCTTCTGCAGCTTCACGTTGGGTTATCCGTATTGATGTTCCTCAAGCAAGTCTTGATTCCAACCTAGATTATGACAACCTAGGTGCGATTTCGGCTTCTATCGAGAGCATCACAGAGGTCACCAACGAGACGGTTACAGCAGCAAACACACAACAGCTTCGCCGACTTACTCATATTACTGGAGCTAACGGAAACGTTCAGCTTTACTTCTTGAGTACTGTCAACTGTAGTGGTATTGCTGGTACCAACGGTGCTGCGATCAACTTGGATCTCCAGTTTCCTCTTAAGGATGCCTGGACAGCTGGCACTGGACTTGGCTCTGTTGCTGGTACAACCGAATGGGGCCTCGAAGGTTCTGAGCTTATCCCCGAGATCGACATCAAGGTCGATTCCGTGGCTGTCACCGCACAGACCAAGAAGCTCAAGGCCAAGTGGACACCAGAATTGGGTCAAGACCTCAACGCATACCACAACTTGGATGCAGAGGTTGAACTTACTTCGATTCTCTCCGAGCAAATTGCTCTTGAAATCGACCGTGAGATCCTCGCTGACCTCGTAAATGGTGCAACTGCTGCAACCTACTACTGGGCACGTTCCCCTGGAATGTTCTTGAACCGCGAAACTGGCCTCGAAATCGGCGCTAGCTCCGCTGCTCCTGACTTCACAGGTACCGTGAGTGAGTGGTATGAGACTCTTGCAGAGACTATCAATGATGTCTCCGCACAGATCCACCGTAAGACTCTACGTGGTGGTGCTAACTTTATCGTCTGCGGACCTGAAGTTGCCAACATCCTTGAGTTCACCGCAGGCTTCCGCGCATCTGTTACCGCAGATGATGAGAAGGGATCCGTTGGTGCCGTTAAGACCGGCTCGCTGAGCAAGAAGTTCGACGTTATTGTCGATCCTTACTTCCTCCGCAACGTCGTTCTCGTCGGCCGCCGAGGTGGTTCATTCCTTGAGTCTGGTTATGTATACGCACCTTATGTGCCACTACAAACCACTCCTACCATCTTTGGACCAGAAGACTTCGTGCCTCGCAAGGGCGTGATGACTCGCTATGCCAAGAAGATGGTTCGTCCAGATATGTACGGCCTTGTCGTCATTCGTGGACTTCTAGGTGAGTCAGGCTCCTGATAGCCAATAAGCGCACTGCGCAATAAAGTTAAGCCCCCATCGGTTAGTTCCGGTGGGGGTTTTCTTTTATATAATTGTAGATGCTCTAAAAATACCGCCGCCAATTTTTGAGATTTTCAACTTTGAATTTTTTATAACTACTTACTTGAGAGGTGGCCTGCGAGCCATTTCATACCATAATGTTTTTGACATGATTACAAATGGAGGGTTTTAAACTATGGGAAGTAGAAGAATAGGATTGAAGCGTACACAGGCTTTGGTCCAACAATTAAAAAGAGAATTAACAATGGGTGGTACCACCTTTGAAAACAGCAAGGTGTTGGGGAAATCATATGTGTCTTCCTCCGGAGATACTAATGGCCCCGGACCAGGCTTACAATCAGGGAGTGTAACAGCCCCAGTAATGCGTGTCCAAGAGGTAAACGGCGAAGTGATCACAACTATCACTTTAGATCTACAAGGCCTTAGTGGAAGTAACGATAACGCTTTCGAAGTTATCGGAAACGCGCAAACACCCGCTGATGCAGCATATCTGTATCAACACCTAAATGCCATCAATGGTATCTTATATAAAGCAGAGATGAGCTGTATTGAAGATATCAGCACAGGCGGCGCCGGATGTAACCGTTCGTTTGTTCTTTCAGGTAGCACGCAGCCAACATATGGTCACGGACAAGCTGCCAGTGGCATGGGCGACCCCTTTGCGGTAATGACTCAAGGCGGAGTCCCCGGTACAATGAGTCAAGGTGTTACAGTGGTAGACAACAGTGTTCTTAGTAGTGATTCATCTTATGTGTTTTTGATTAATGGCGCAAACGGTAGTGGATCTGCAGGATCGTTCACGTCGGGTAAGCTAGTTATCAGACTCTATGGTCACAAGGACTTTTAGTCTTTAGTATATTTTATGCAAGCCCCCCTCGGATGAGGGGGGTTTTTTGTAAAACACCTATAGGTCGAAAAATACCGCCGCCAATTTTTGAGATTTTCGTTTTTCATTTTTAAAACTACTTATTATGATGATTTAATATAAGGAGGATCATTATGCACCCCAGACGACGCTTGTGGCTTAAAACCCGCACAAATGCTCAAGAGCCCGCAGTAGCTGTTGTAGCACCTGTAGTAAAAGAGGCCCCGGCTCCCGAGCCTGTGGTCGAGGAAGTAGCCGCCGCCCCAGAGCCTGCGAGGTCTAAGAAAGTTGCCCCCAAAGCTGCTGCCGCGCCGAAAGTTGCCCCCAAAGCTGCCGCCGCGCCCAAAAGACGCGCTAAGAAAGCATCATCAAAAGAACACAAGAAATAACGTTCTCTATTGTTGATTTGCTTTCAGCCTCACTATTTATGTAGTAGGAGTACGCATGCATGCCGACAAATTTAAACCCAGTATCACAAACTAGCGCAATAGTATTAACCTCAACAGGTAGTACTGCTCTAGTAGCAGCATCATTACCTTTTGGTATTTATACGGGGTCTGCCGCTTTTATTAGCGGAGCATCCGACCAAGTTGCTTATGTTTATAAGAAGCTTGGTGGCGATGTTGTGGATATTGAGCTAACCCCAGCTAATGTATATGCAGCGTATGAAGAAGCAGTATTAGAATATTCTTATATCGTTAATTTACACCAAGGTAAGAACGTACTTTCGAATGTACTTGGTTCAGCTACGGCATCTTTCGATCATAAAGGCGATATTCTCACAGGACCTTCGGGGTCAAATCTTAAATATCCCCGCTTTTCATTGGGTTACTCACGAAGAGTTGGAGATGCTGCAGCAGCAGCCGGCGGAATGGGTGGAACTATCCCACAATATTCCGCTTCCTTCACACCAGTTAGAGATGTGCAAGACTATGACCTCCAAAGTATCATATCCGCATCCTCTGCGACTGGTACTGATGATAGTGGTAACGCAGTGCCGTTTGCCGGCAAGATCGGTAACAAACGTGTTATTATCACAAAAGTTTACTATGTAACGCCTCGCGCGATGTGGAGGTTTTACGGTTATTATGGTGGATTGAACGTTGTAGGGAATTACAGTACCTATGGTCAGTTCTCGGACGACTCTACATTCGAGGTAATACCCACATGGCAAAATAAAATGCAGGCCATGGCATATGAAGACTCCATTACCACTCGTACATCAAACTTTTCTTTTGAGTTGATTAACAACAAACTTCGCCTCTATCCCACTCCAAGCGATTATGGGTTTTCGAGCGAAGATGATAAGTTTTGGGTTAAGTTTTATGTGGATTTGGAGCCTTACGCGTTGGATGGAGTTATTGACACCGGTGTAGAGGGAGTCAATAACCTCAATACTGTACCTTTTGACAATATCCCCTACCAGAATATCAACTCAATGGGTAAGCAGTGGATTCGAAAGTATTCATTGGCTCTTTGCAAGGAGATGTTAGGGCAAATTCGAGGTAAGTTCACAACTATCCCGATTCCAGGTGAAAGTGTGACGCTAAATCACAGCGAACTCCTCTCCCAAGCCAAAGATGAGCAACAACAGCTAAAGGATAAGCTGGCAGAAATGCTTAAAGAGACAGAATATGTTGCACTTGCCAAGCAAGATCAGGAAATCACTGATGCAGCCACGAACGTCCTGAAGGTTACACCGCTGCCAATTTTTGTGGGGTAATAGGGAATGTCTAATGAATGGAAAAGACCCACTGCACCACCTCCCCCTCTATTCTTAGGTAAGAAAGAGCGTGATCTAGTCAAACAGGTCAACGATGAGTTGGTGGAGAAAGTTGTTGGTCAACAAATTCTGTACTATCCCATTGATATGGAACGCACCAAGTTTCACGACTTATACGGAGAAGCAATTGAAAAAACATTTTTGCCTCCAGTTAGAGTATATGCTCTTGTTAAGTTTGACGAAGAGTCTACAACTTATATGAATGATGTTGGTGTTGATCATAGCAGCATCATTACGGTTTATTTTCACCATCGGAGACTCACAGAGGATCAAGACTTGTTTGTTCGAGAGGGTGACTTTGTTTTATATGGTGATACATATTATGAAATGACCAAAATTGAAGAACCTCGTAAATTGTTTGGTCAAGTAGGCCATACCTTTGAGGTTGTGGCCACATGTAAACGAGCCAGAAAGGGACTATTCGATGCTACCTGATGATTTTGATTTTGCTATGCTTCCCAGTGGATCGGGAGATTATAATTTAGAAGAAGTGGGAATGCTTGCGTCTACTATAGAAGATATAGATTATTCCTTGGTGTCTTGGCTCAAAGAAGACTTGGATCTTTCCACTATAACAAACGAAGGCTTTAAAAAGGTCCCAGTTCTATGGCAGGTACCAGAAAGATCATTCCAAGTTAAGCATTCTAAGGATTTAAGAGATGGGAAAAACATTGTGCTTCCCGTTCTTAGTGTAGAACGAACAGGTATCGCTAAAGATCCGGGCCGTAAGGGGTCCTTCCAAGCACAGATTTACTCTCCCGATAAGAACGGCCGATCCGGTCGCTTTGTAATAGCTCGAAGAATCGTTCCCGACAAGACACGAAATTTCGCCGTTGCTGCAGGAACCAGGACCAACACAGGTGGAATAAAGCAGCGATATTACCCAAGAGTCAACCAGAAGGTGGTGATTCAAACTCTCTCTATTCCTATCCCAGTTTATATAAGCGTAGATTATAAAATTAGTATTAAGACAGAATATCAACAACAGATGAATGATCTGATCGCTCCTTTTATTGCCAGACCAGGCCAGATTAATTCTTTTATCTTACAAAGAAACAATCATCGCTACGAGGCCTTTGTACAACAGAATTTTGCACATAATAACAATATAGCATCCCTTGGAGATGACGAACGTCAATTTACTACCGAGATTAATGTAAATATTTTAGGATACTTGATCGGAGAAGGCACCAATGATGATCGTCCAATCGTTCGAATTGATGAAAATGCAGTTGAATACCAATTCCCACAAGAATCAGTTGTCGCAGCAGGAAACTTTAACTTGTGGGGAAAAGATTAGTTCAGGAACTGGAATATCAAAAGTTGCTTATCCTTTTGGGATTGAAAATACTATTTAAAGTATGATTAGGCATCAAATACGCTTGCTTTTCAAAAGAGGAACCATAATATGTCAGTAAAAAGCTTTAAGTTTGTATCTCCTGGGGTGTTTATCAACGAAATTGATAACTCTTTCGTTCCCCAAACACCAACAGCACAAGGACCCGTTATAATCGGACGTTCTACCCGCGGGCTCGCAATGCAGCCCGTTACCGTTGAATCTTATTCAGATTTTGTCAATATGTTCGGAGATACGGTACCCGGTAACGCCGGCGGCGACATCTATCGTGATGGAAACTACCAATCACCCATGTACGGAACGTATGCAGCCAAGGCTTTCCTGCGCGCTAACGTGGCCCCCGTAACATATGTCCGACTTCTCGGACAACAGACCACAACCAATAATGGCACAACCGGCCGCGCCGGCTGGGGAACCACCGGAGTACCCAAAAATAGTGCAACTACTGGTGGTGGTGCTTTTGGGCTTTTTGTGTTTCCAAGCGGCGCCGCTCCGGCAACAAGTTTTATCGGTGCCAACGGCGGTCAATTAGCTGCCATCTGGTATGTACAGAGTGGTTCTGTCGCGCTGGTAGGAGACGTGGCTGGGCCCGGTGTTATTTATGCAACATCCTCATGCACCATGATCGCTAGTGATACTAACGGAGTGTTTAAGGTAGAGATTAATGGCGCTACTAACGGCAAAAAACAGTTCAGCTTTAACTTTGATGATGATACCGATCTCTTCGCTCGTAAGCGCTTTAATACCAACCCACAACTGACAAGCACCCAAGGAGCATTCTACTCTTCGGACTCTTATGAAGACTACTGGCTTGGTGAAACATTTGAGCAAGAACTTCGCGAACGGAGCCTTACAGGTGGATCTCAACTCTTTGGTGTTGTAGTTGGCCTGGGTTCAGGATCTGCAGCCGGAGGCACATATGCAACCTCTGATCGTGCGGTAGGTCCCGACCGGATGCTTGATATCCCCTCTCAAGAGGCTACTTCAGGCTGGTTTATTGGTCAGGATCTTGGCGCTGCAGCAGATTATTCTGCTCCACAGGCTCAAAAGCTTTTCCAGCTTATTGGCCGCGGCCACGGTGAATGGCTTCAAAAGAACCTCAAAGTTTCTATAGAGAAAATTCGCCAATCTTCCGTTTCAACTTCAGAATATGGAACCTTCTCACTTGTCTTGCGATCACTTCTGGATACAGACAATGCTGTCCAAGTCGTTGAACGATTTGATAACCTTACTTTAGACCCCACTTCTCCCAACTACATCGCTCGCAAGATCGGTACCCAATATCAAAGGTGGAACACTACTACTCGTCGACTCCAGACTATCGGAGAATATCCAAACCTTTCTAAGTTTGTCCGCGTAAAGATGGACTCTAAGATTGACGGTGGCGCTTCGGGTCTTGAGACTTTATTGCCATTCGGTTATTTTGGTCCTCCCAAGTTCCGCGATATCGGCACGGTTAGCGCACATAGTGCTTCTGGAACCAACGCAGTGATTACATCTATTCTGGGCCTAGGCGCCAACACTCCTGGTGTTACCCGCGCCGCAGGCGCCGGCCGATATTCTATTAGCTCATCGTATCCGGCAGCCGGAAGCCTTTCCTGCTCGTTTAACTTCCCAGAAGTTCGCCTACGCAATCAAGCAACTGACGGCGGCCTTGCTGACCCAACTGATGCCTACTTCGGTATGGAAGTGACCAGAACAGCGACTAGTACCACAGCAGACAAGAGTGTTGCAGACCCACACCGCCTATGGTACTCTTCACTGGGTACCGCTAATGGACTTGTGGTGGATACGAGCACTGCAGCTTATAATGCAAGCACTTCTGTCCTTGAAGGGTATGCGTATGTCTTTACACTGGATAATGTAAGTGCATCGCAGGATAATATCTATACTTATTCCTCTGGTTCTCGCAAGAGTGGAAACAGTTCCACCGCCCGCGGCACCAACACATACGAAACACTTCTGAATGCAGGATATGATCGTTTCACGGCACCTTTCTGGGGTGGTTTTGACGGATTCGACATTACGAAACCCGATCCTCTCTATAATAAAGGTATTACAGACATCAGCAGCCCTACAGAAGATAATTCTTATGCTTATCACACATTCAAGCGCGCAATTGACACTGTAGCTGACCCAGAATACATCAACATGAATCTCCTTTCTGTCCCTGGACTGACTGTAGATGCGTTGACCAGTCACGCAATCAGTGTTTGCGAAGAGCGCGCGGATTCCTTGGCTGTTGTGGACTTGGCTAGTGTTTATTTGCCAAACCACGAACAGTACGAATCTGATCCCTCCAGTCGAATCGGAACAACTCCATCGCAGGCCGCAAATAGTCTGCGCGCCCGCCGGATCGATTCCAGTTACGGCTGTACCTTCTATCCTTGGGTCCAGACCCGTGATGAAGCTACCGGACAACTTGTGTGGGTTCCACCATCTGTTGCAATGATGGGTGTTTTGGCGAGTTCTGAAAAAGCCTCACATCTTTGGTATGCTCCTGCTGGCTTCAACCGCGGCGGTCTCACTGATGGTGCTGCCGGCATCCCAATTACAAATGTGACTGAACGATTGGTTTCAAAGGATCGCGATCTTCTATATGAAGCAGCAATCAACCCAATCGCTTCTTTCCCATCCACAGGCATTGTGGTCTTTGGGCAGAAAACGTTACAAGAGCGTCAATCTGCGCTTGATCGCATCAATGTTCGCCGATTGGTTATCTACTTGAAGAAGCAGATCTCCGTCCTATCCACCCAGGTGTTATTTGATCAAAACGTCCAATCTACTTGGAACCGTTTCAAGTCACTTATCGAGCCTTTCTTGGCAAATGTCAAGGTTCAGTATGGTATTACTGATTATAAGTTGATTCTAGATGAGTCAACTACAACCCCTGATCTCATTGATCAGAACATCATGTATGCTAAGATCATGATTAAGCCTGCTCGGGCCATCGAGTACATCGCGATTGATTTCGTGATCGCATCTACGGGTGCATCTTTTGAAGACTAAAAAAGATAATAACACTATTTACAATTATAAGGAGTAACACAGTATGGCATTCTGGTCTGAAAATTTCGCTGAAGGGGCACTATTAGAGCCCAAAAGAGCATTTAGGTTTAAGGTCGAATTTACAGGTCTAGATTCTTCCAAGAACGGGGGCACTACAATCGCGTGGTATGCAAAGACGGCTGCCAAGCCATCTTTCGCAATTAGTTCGGCAGAACACAAGTATCTTAACCATACTTTCTATTATCCCGGATCTGTTACATGGAATGATGTTACCATCACCCTAGTTGACCCCACCAGTCCCGATATGGCCGGTACATTGGCCTCTATTGTGGAGGCTGCTGGTTATTCGCCACCTGCCAACGCTAATGATCTAACTTCAATCTCGAAAGCAGGCGCCGCCAATTCCCTTGGTAGTGTAATAGTTACTCAAGTCGACGCTGATGGCAACGAATTAGAAAAATGGACTCTGTGGAACGCATTTATTACAGAGCTTAAATTTGGTGACCTTACATATGGGGAAGATGCTTTGACAGAACTTAGCATCACTCTCAAATATGATTGGGCTCGCCTCGAAGTTACTGGTGATGGCTCAATTGCAAGCGTAGCCGCCGGCAACAAAGAAGTATTCAACGTTTAATAACCAAAAGAGAGGTGTTATTTGTCAAGAAATCAAGATAGGCTAGGAGGCGGATCCCCGCAAAACTCCTCGCCTCCCAATCAGCTTGCCCAGCCCCAAGCAGAATCCTTTTCGTTCGTTGTTCCCACCGAGTTTGTGGAACTCCCGTCGAAAGGGCTTTATTACCCAGAAGGTCACCCTTTATATAATGAGGAGACCATTGAAATTAAGCATATGACCGCTAAAGAGGAAGATATGCTTACTTCTAGAGCGCTACTCAAGAAGGGTATTGCGCTCGAACGTTTACTAGCTAGTATTATTGTAGATAAGCGCATTAATCCCAACTCTTTGTTGGTTGGTGATAGAAACGCTGTCCTGATTGCCGCACGTATCTCCGGCTATGGAAGTGAATATGCAACAAAAATCAGTTGTCCCCAATGTGCTGCTACAGTCGAGCACACTTTCTATCTGCACGAATTACAGACCAAAGAAACAGAAAGCGCGAGCACATTAGGGGTGACTTCTAACGGAGATGGCACCTTCGACACCGTGCTTCCCAAGTTAGGCGCCCAAGTTACTTTTAGGCTTCTTTCTGGCGCAGATGAGAAGAGCTTCATGGCCCAAATCGAATCCGCTCGCAAACGAAACCGCGCTGAGAATACGGTTACCACACAACTAAGTCATATGATAATCGCAGTGAACGGAGACGATAGCTCTGGTTTAATCACAGAGCTTATACAGAATATGCCCTCGATGGATTCACGGCATTTACGGTTAGCCTACAGGCTCTCGACGCCAGATATCGACATGTCCCAACACTTTAGTTGTAATGAATGTGGTTATGAACAGGAAATGGAGGTGCCGCTCACCGCGGACTTTTTTTGGCCTGACCGGTGATTATATGGAGAATGTGTATGAGCAGTTCTTCTTCTTGAAATATTCCGGAGGCTGGTCATTCAGTGAGGCGTACAACCTTCCAGTTGGTTTGCGTAAATGGTTTGTTGATCGCTTGTTAAAACAAATCCAAACTGAAAACGAAGCGATAGAACAGGCTTCAAGCGGCGGCAACAACTCGCATACGCTGACTCCTTACAATAATCCAATGGGTCCCCCATCTTCAAACCAGAAATAAGACAAAGCGTTTGCTTTGTCTTTTTTTTATTCTACTATTTATTTTGTATAAGGCCAAGGTCCGTAAACCTTGGAAATTGATAAAATGGCATTAACTCCAGAAGAAATTATAGCAGCCGTAGGCGCAATGAACGAAGCACAAAAGAAGGCTATCAAAGAAGCCCTCGGTGCCGAATCCTCAACGCTTTCAGGAACAGATCTTCAAGATCAGATCGACAAGCTCGCATTATATAAGAGCGCATTAGATCAGATCAAAGATGTTGAGGAAATGCGTGAACAACAGGCCGAGACTCAGGTTAAGTTACTCGAACTTATGCGTCAGAAACTTAAAGAATACAAAGACGCGGCTCTCTTACAGATGCAACAAGACGGAGAATATGATCAAGAAAAGATAAAAGCTCTCACAGACCAGATGAACGAGTTGCAAAAAATGATAGATGAGACTGAAAAGCTCGACAAAATTCGTTCCTCGATAAATGATAAGATAGACCGCAGTGTTGGCCTGTCAGCCGAGATGGCACAATCCGCTCAAGAATGGGGAGTCGCCCTGGCAGAAGGTAAATCGACCATGCTTGGGGTATCCAACGCCTTAAATTTTGCCATGAAACAAGCAGATGGTTTCTGGGGTAAAATGAAATCAGGCGCCATAGATATGATTTTTGGAGTAGATAAAGCAACTAAGGCTTTCCAGCGCCAATTTCAATTTAGCGAAAAATACAATTCTATGCTTGTTCGTCAATATAAGAATATGAATGAATATGGAGTTTCAATAGATAACGTTACAGCAGCCCACGGTTCGTTAGTGCAAATCGCGACTGATTTTACGATGATGACTACTAGACAGCAGGACCTGCTTAGTTCGACGGCCGCACTTGCCGGAGAGCAGGGCGTCGCTTTTGATGACTTTGCAAGAGGGGCTCAAGCATCCATGAAATTCTTTGGTGAGAGCGCTTCTGGCGCCGACCGTGTTTCAAGAGAACTATTGTCGACTGCCAAGGCCCTCGGAGTAGCTCCTGGACAACTTTCAGCCCAGTTTGGCTCTATGGCTAATCAGTTCGCCAAATTTGGAGATGAAGGAGTAAGAGCATTTAAAGATGTTGCACGTATCTCTAAGCTTACTGGTTTTGAAATGGAGAAAGTGTTAGCATTGGCTAATAAATTTGATACATTTGAAGACGCAGCCGAGATGACAGGTAAACTTAATGCTGCATTGGGCGGAAACTTTGTAAATGCTATGGATATGATGATGGCCACTGACCCCGCAGAGCGTTTCAATATGATCAGAGAATCATTAGAGAATGCGGGTCTTTCGTTCGATGATATGTCATATTATCAAAAGAAGTTTTATGCTGACTCTTTGGGATTGAGCGATGTGGGCGATTTAGCACTCATGATGTCTGGTCGCATGGATCTTTTATCAGGCGCTACTAACGAAAGCGCAGAGAGTCACATCGAGATGCAAGAAAGAGCCCAAGCATCCATGAATGTTATGGAAGCCTTTCAGGCCATCATTCAAGACAACGCCGAAGGCTTGGTCGGGCTAGGTAACACTCTTAATAAAATCACCAAATATTTCCTTGAAAATGGACACATAGTACAATTTGCTATAAAGGCATATCTCCTTCTTAAAGGTACCCTAATAGCACTTAATGTGGTCCACGGCGTCCTGTTGGCCCGCCGCGCCGCGAGGGTTGCTACTGCGGCTCTAGAGTCCGCCGCGAACATGAAGAAATTAGTCGAGATCTCCAAGGAGATAGCCGCTAAGCAATCATTAGTGGTTGTCAATGGAGAAGTGGTGGTATCAAACGGCGCTGTGGCCGGTTCGATGGCTCCCGTAGCTCCTGCTGCAGCCGGCGCTGCCGGCGGCATAAATGCATTTGCTTCGGCAATGGTGAAACTTGGATTTGCCATCATCCAAGTTGGTGTTGGCATCGGAATCATTCTTGTCAGCGCGTCCCTTTTTGCGGCTGCAATGGGTTATGCTGGCGATGGTATAGCTAAGATGTTCGACGCGATAGATCTCAAAAAATCCGCAGCTTTTCTGCTGTTTATTGGTGGTTTGACCGCCGCGGCCCTTTTCCTGAAAGTCGCTGCCGTGGGTATGGCTGTTTTAGCAGGAGGTATATTAGCAGTCTCCTTCTCTTTGGCGTTTATATCTACCAGGAAACTTGAAGCAATTGCAACTTTTACTGAAAGCCTATCTGGTACAACGGTAGGTAATATAAATGCTGTAACGAGAGCTATCAAGGGCGTCGCCAAAGCGATGAAAGAGATTCCGGAAGGCAGAGCGCTAGCCCTGACGATGACAATGCAAGCTACAGCGACAGCCGCCACTGCCGCGCGAGTTCTTGCAGGCGCTGGAGGTGGTAACGCCAATGCCGGGGGCGCTCTCTATATGCAGAATCAAGGCGGAGGATCTACCGAACATACAGTAAATATCACATTTAATCCATCAAACAGGGAATTATTTGACGCCGAAGTAATTAAAATAACTCGACGTGATCGTGGCCAAACCGCATCCGCGCAAGCCAACGGCAACGGCCCGAATCTGCCACAAGGAAACTCACGATGAGTTGGATTAAAAAGGAGAATAAATAAATGGGATTTTTTAAAGACGACCCTAACACAGCTTTCGATGTGGGGAGAAATAATAAACACGAAGTAGAGATGGTTCCAGATGATTACTCCTTTGGAAAGGAAAAGAAGAATGAGGTCGGCCGCCCCGTTGCGGGTACCCCTAATTATTATGTTGACGGAACTGATGCTCTCGCCAATCGAGGCCTCACAATCAACTTGGTTCACGTACCTACAGAAACCGGTGTCAGATTTAAGGCATTTCTGATGGCTTTTAACGAATCTTATAGTAGCGACTGGAGCAGTGAGTCTGTTTACGGCCGCGGAGATCCGATTCACACGTTTAAGCAGACTACACGAAATATATCTTTGTCTTGGAAAATTGTCGCAGCCACAGAGGGTGAGGCAATCGAAAACCTAGTCAGATTACAGAAATTTCTCCAGATGCTTTATCCTACGTACACAGAAAAAAACAACGCCCAAACAATCAATCAATCGCCCCTTGTTCGCCTTCAAATGTCGAACATGATCCGCAAAGTTGCAACACCCCAAACTCACGAATTCTTGTCGATGGACAAGACTACCACCAACCTTAACACTGGACTCCTCGGAATCATCAAGAATGTGAATGTTACTCATAACATGGAAAACACAGATGTGGGCGTCTTCGAGCTTGGCCGCCGCATGAGTTCCGGTGGCGCCGGTGGAACAGGCGCTACGTCCACGAACAACATTGTTCCCAAAGCTATCGAGGTTCAAATGGATTTTTCGGTTGTTCATGAACATATGCTTGGTTGGACGAAATCAGGAGATACCTGGAGCTTTGGTGGTGGCGACACCAACGAAACAGCCTTCCCTTATTATGTAGCAAATGGCCATGGTTGGGGGAACCGCTCAGACCTCACCGCCGCAGACCGTATCGCCGCACGAGCGGCATGGTCCGAACAAACCAGCATCAATGCACAGAGCACAGAATCCGAGGCATCTCGCGCGAACAATCGGGCTGCATACGAAACCGCACTTGACAAAGCGGAAATGCACGGCCGAAAGATAGCCGAGCTTGCCGACAGTGAGCTGAAAGATGAGCAAAGCGGCGTTGTGGACTTTACCGCTGGCCAAGCCGGCGGCGCCGCCACAATCGATAGAGCCGGCACCCAGGAGTAATAGTAAAAAATGCCAAGATATAAATTTACACCAATTATAAACAACAACATCGAGTTCTACGAGTTTTTAAGAAAGAACCGCCAGGTTAAAACAAACATAGTACACTATGGAACACCTGTTATGTATAACCCCACCGCAGCCGAACGCGCCGGCGTCAAAACGACCCAGCACATGTGGACATTTGGGGACAGATTCTACAAGCTAGCTGCTCAATACTATGGGCAACCTGAATATTGGTGGGTAATTGCCTGGTATAATGGTTATCCTACCGAGGTGACTGTTCGTAAGGGGCATATGCTAGCCATTCCATTAGATCTTGAGGAAGCACTAATGGTTTTGAGGGCCTATTAGAAATGGGTAAGAGAGATTATCACCCAGGACGCGTCATCAACGCCGACGCCAACGTTGTCGAACCTCCTATATCGGAGATCATCGAAAATATCAATGTTACTACTAACCAAGACGTTGCCACAGCCTTAGAGTGGTATAAGGAGCACTGGCCGGACGGCGGAGGGCGTTGGGCGCAACAGGATAATACACATGATCGTGGCGGCAGCGTAGATTATTACAAGTACTCCGAAGAAAACATTGCTTCCTCAATCGCGTCATTCGCCGATTCCACGGCTCGAACAGTTCAATCGCGTTATGATATCATAACGGCACCAGAAGCTAGTGAAGATTGGAGTGAAGAATACAAACAACTCCACGCATCAGGCCAGGAACTCTTGGAAGATTACGCTGAAGCCGGCAAAGAACTCCAGGAGTGCTTGAATACGACAACAAACAACGCAAAACAAGCATTACCACAGAAAATGCTTAACCTTAAAGAAAAGATTCGCACAACAGTAGGTACAAATTTTGAAGCCACTCTTGCGTTACCGGCCGAATTTACCAGAACCAGAAAAACCGGTAAGCGATATGTGGACGCCGAACTCCCTGACGGCGTCGACGCAGTTCTGTATCAGCATGGTCCAAGGTTACATCCTCATTCTTCGACACCGATAGACTACAATGTGTGGGATAATTACCAACATGCACAATATATTGATATTGAAGAGGCTGACCGTAAAAAACTCAAATGGCCAAACTATCCAATAGTAATAGAATCGAACGGAGAACGAGGCCCCCTAAACTTAGCCGGCGAATATCACGGCCCCGCCAAAAAGACGACTAACCAGTCCGGTGAAGCTGGCGACTCAGATAGCACTTCTCCGACTTATGGGTACCCAGCCGGCTGGGCAACTGTGATGGCGTCCATAGTAAACGGATTACAACGTTGCGTCGATTTCATTTTAGAAGCACCTACGTATGAGCAATATGAGGCAGAAAATTTCGATATCACCGGTTATAGTCAGAAATTATTAAACATATGGTTGCTTACGGACCCGAATCTCGCCCCTGTCAGCAGGCGCGACGACCTTGGGGATTCGGCTATCTCCGACGATGCCGGCGTATTACGATACCTTAAAAAACTCTTGCAATTAAACTTCAAAACGGCCGCAATCCAATTCACCGCCATTGACCCGAATAAAAAAGCCTCCGAGAACTTTGGATCGTTGTTAAAGCTGATTGAGGCCGACATGAATACGATCTGGGGCATCATTGAGCCTACTCTTTCATGTCAAATCAACGCAATTGTAGACAACGCTAAAGCAGACAAAAAGCTTGCAGATTTACTTGGAAACTTTCGAGAAGCGGGCGACGATCCGGACTACCGCCAGCCCGAGGCAGTCGCCGCCGCGGCAGCCATCGCGAAACGGCTAGCAATACGGCAGGTG